TGCTGAAGGCGATCCTCGGGTCCGCGCTCGTCGGTGGCGCCGCCGCAGTAGCCGGCGCTGGCTTGTTCTTCGGGATCAAGACGGGTATCCAGCAGGCCGCCGCGAACCAGCAGGCCATCATCTCGTTCGACACCCTCCTGCCCGGCGGGAAGCAGGTCGCGGGGAAGTTCTTCAAGGATCTGACGAAGTTCGCGGCCAGCACCCCGTTCGAACTGCCCGGGCTCGTTGACTCCGCCCGGCAGCTCCTCGGGGTCGGGGTCGCGGGGAAGAAAGTTCTCCCGACCCTGACCGCTCTGGGGAACGCGTCATCAGCGTTGGGTCTGTCTCAGGACGCGTTCGGGCGGATCCTGCTGGCCACGACCCAGATCATGTCGAAGGGGAAGGTCCAGCAGGAAGAGCTGCTGCAGATCGCGGAGAACGGGATCCCGATCTACCAACTGCTGGCGAAGGCTACGGGGAAGTCGATCCCGGAGCTGCAGAAGCTGGCGTCTCAGGGGAAGTTGCTGTCCAACGACGTCCTTCCGATCCTGTTCGCGCAGATGAACAAGGACTACGGCGGGGCGATGACGCGGCAGTCGCAGACCCTGAACGGGGTCCTGTCGACGTTCAAGGACACCCTCCGGAACGCTCTCGCGGATGGTCTGCAGCCGCTGGTCCCGATCTTGCAGAAGACGCTGCCCAAGGCGGCGGAACTGTTCGGGAAGGGCATCGAGAAGGCGTCGACGGTCCTCGCTGGGCTGCTGACCGCGGCTGACCGTGTCGACTGGTCCGCGATCGCTGACTCTGCCCGTGCCGGGTGGCGGAAGGTGAAGGGCGTGTTCACCGCCCCGGACCTGGTGGGCCTCGGGAAGAAGATCGCTGCTGGGATCAAGGACTGGACGGTGCCGTTGACGGCGGCCGTCACTGACGCGTTTGCTGCCGGCGACTACAAGGCGGCTGGGAAGGCGATCGCGGATGGGATCCTCGCCGCCGCTCAGGCGGGTGGTAGTGGCCTGTCCGGGCTGGCGGATGTGATCAAGGGGTGGGTTAAGCGGATCGACTGGATCCAGGCCGGTAAGGACGCCTCTGACGCCGCGATCCCGTTCGTGGTCGGGTTCGTGAACCAACTACTGGTGTCGATCTTCAACACGGCGAAAGATCACCCACTGGATGTGGCCGCGTTCGTCTTGGCGCTGATCCCGGTCGGGAAGTTCGCTGGGGTGTTGAAGCCGATCATTTCCAGGATCCCCTTGGTGGGCAGCATCGTCGGCCCGATCCTGGGCGCGTTCGAACGGGCTGGCGGCATCATCCAAGGCGCTATCGGGAAACTGTTCGGCCCGATCGGGCGGGCCTTCTCCGACGGCTTCATCGGCGTGTTCCCCCGGGCTGCGGGGGCGTTGGGGCGGGTGTTCCGCGGGTTGGAAACCGAGACCATCGGCCGTGCCCGGTACCTCGCGGACGCCGCCCGGAAGTACGTGTTCGGGTTCATCACCGGAGTCGGGGAGATGGTCGGCCGGGCCGTCGCAGCTGTCGGGCGACTGGTCCGGTTCATCCTGACCCCGTTCACCGGGGCAGGGAGGTTCCTCCTCGGCAAGGGCCGCGAGTTCGTCGACGGCCTCCGCAACGGCATCGACCTCGGCAAGGGCGGCCTGTCCCGGGCGATGGGCGCCGTCATCCACACCGTGACAGCACCGTTCCGGGACGCCGGGCGGTGGCTGATCCGGGCAGGTGTGGACCTGATCGGCGGGATCCGGTCCGGGATGGAGTCCGCCGCGAACGGGGTGAAGGGCTGGATCGGCGGGATCGGCAACAAGATCGTGGATGCCGTCAAGTCGTTCTTCGGGATCCGGTCCCCGTCAACCGTGTTCCACGGACTCGGCGTCCACATGCTCCAAGGGCTGATCAACGGGTTGGCGTCCAGCAACCCCTTGGACATCGCGAGAACATCCCTCGGAGGGCTCCCTAACGCGCTCGCCGCGATGGTGTCCAAGGGACTCGTTGGGGTCGGGTCGTTGCCGGGGAAGGCGATCGACGCCCTCGGCTCCGTCAAGGGATTCTTCGGGAACCTGTTCGGCGGCGGCGGCGGGTCAGGGTTCGGGGTGTCCGCGAACGTCGCCCGCTGGGCCGGCCTCGCATCCCAGGCACTCGCCCTCGCAGGTGCACCCCAGTCGTGGCTGCCGTCACTACTGAAACGGATGCAACGCGAATCGGGCGGGAACCCGTTCGCCATCAACAACTACGACATCAACGCCCAACGCGGCGACCCATCCAGGGGGTTGATGCAGTGCGTGACCCTGGACACCCGGATCCTCACCGACCGCGGCTGGCTCACCTACAACCAAGTCCAGGTCGGGGACCGCACCATCGGCTACAACCCCGCCACCGGCCGGTCCGAGTGGACCACCATCACCCAGGTCGTCACCTACGATGACGCGCCGGTCTGGAGGGTCGGGCACAAGCGGTGGCACGCCGACGTCACCCCGAACCACCGCTGGTGGTCTGACACCCGCACCGCCAGCGGGAAGACGCGGGGCGAGTTCGTCCGGACCGAAGACTTCAACACGATGCACCGGATCCGGCTCGCAGCGCCCGCCGACACCGACGGCATCCCTGGCCTGTCCCTTGATGACGTCGCGGTCCTGGCCTGGCTGCAGGGCGACGGGACCTACCGGGAAGCCAAGGACCGGCCAGGACACTACGACGGCGCCGTCTTCCAGTCGAAGCCGGGCATGGTCGTGAAGATCCGGGCGCTGCTGGCCAGGGTCCCCCACACCGAGTCGATCCGGGCGCCGCGAACTGAACGGACCATGCCTCAACACGTGTTCCGGCTCCGCCGCGCCTACGTCACCGACCTGATCAAGCGGTCCGAGGTTGAGGACACCGGCCCGGAAGCGTTCGTGCTGCGCCTGTCCCCGGACCAGCGGGCACTGTGGCTGGCCGCGATGATCGACGCCGAAGGGCACCGGATGCCGGGGAAACGGCCCGGGCACTCCGAGCTCGTCCGGATCGCGCAGGTCAACGGGCCGATGCAGGACGCGATCCGGCTTGCCGTCTACCTCGAAGGGTGGCGCCCCACCTACAGCGAGAACAGTGCCCGCCGCAACGGGTACCAGCCCGCTGGGGTTGTCGGGATGGCGAAGCCCCACGTCGCGCCGGTCACGTTCCACGACCCGGTCGACCTGCCCCGGCAGACCGTGTGGTGCGTGAAGACGGGCCTGGAGACGTGGACGGCCGAGCTGGACGGTCAGGTGTTCCTCACCGGCAACACCATCGGCGGCACCTTCAACGCTTACGCCGGTGGCCTGGCTGGCCGGGGAATCTACGACCCTCTCGCGAACATCTTCGCCGCGATCCGGTACACCACGGCCCGGTACGGGTCCGGGCCAGCCGGGTGGGACAGGGCCGGCGGATACGACTCCGGTGGGCTGCTGATGCCGGGCGCGACGCTCGCCGTGAACAAGACCGGCCGCCCGGAGCGGGTCCTGAACGCCCGCCACACCGAACTGCTGGAGCAGGTGCTGACGGGGATGTCCGCGGCCGGTGCCGGGAATGGCCGGGTTGAGGTGGCGGTCTACCTGGACGGGCAGCAACTGGAGGCGCGGGTGGAGCGGGTCATCGGGCGCACGTTCCGTGGCGCGGCGAGTCGAAGAGGTGACCGGTAGTGCCGATTCCCGGTGGGTTCGCAGCTGCCCCGACTGTGGCGGTGTCGGCGTTGTCGTCGCCGTCGCCGGGGGTGCAGGTGACTGTCACTCTCCCCGCGGCGGGCGCCATCAACGTGACCGTGTTCCGGTCGTCCTCGTCAGGGACGGTGATCGTGCGGGGCGCCTCCCACACCACCATCGCCGGCTCATTCACGGTCGCCGACTTCGAGGCCCCGATCGGTGAAGTCCTGTCCTACACGGCGGTCACGTTCGACCTCGCCGACGTCCAGTCCGACGAGTCGGGGCCGGCCACGATCACGCTCGCCTCGGCTACCGCGTGGCTGTCTGACCCGCTCGACCCCGCTTCCGCGACCACCATCCGGATCAAGGCTCTCCCGGAACGGGAGTACTCCCTCGACTTCGCGTTGATGTCCCCGATCGGCTCGGACTCCCCCGTCCAGGTGTCGGGGGTCCGGCAACGTGGCGCGTTCAAGCTCAGCCTCGTCACCCTGTCCGCGGCGGAGAGAACGGCGCTGCGGACCCTGTTCCTGCGGGCGCCGGTGGTGCTGCTCCGTGCCCCGGTCGCTGCATGGGACTTGGGGTCGGAGTTCCTCGGTGTTGGTGCCGTCACGGAACGCAGGGTCGGGCTCCTCGCGGAGCAGTCCCGGGTCACGGACCTGGACTGCACCTACGTCCAACGCCCGGCGCCCGAGCTGGCCGCACCGCTGCACACGTACGCGGAGATGACCGCGACTGGGCTGACCTACCGGCAGATCCGCGACACCGGCCGCACCTACCTCCAACTCGTCCAGTTGGGGGCGACATGAGGTCGACCGACGCCACCGTGCAGGCAGTGTTCGACGGGTCATTCACCCTCACCGCCACCGTCGACGCCTGGCTCGACGGGGAACCTCTGGCGGAGGACCTGCCCATCGTGGACGGCACGGTCACCTGGGATTGGGACACCGACGTCCAAGCGTCGCTGTCGTTGACGGTCGCGGACCCCGCCGGGATCCTTGCCCCCACACTGCCCGGTGACCCGCTGGCCGTATTCGGGCAAGAACTGCACCTGTCGATGCAGGCGTCAGGCCCCGGCAGCGAGGACACCCCCTCAATCGGGGTCGGATGGTTCCGGATCCAGACCTCGGTCGCCGACGAACAGTGGCAGCGCACCAGATCCGGAGGCTGGCGCAGGGGCGGCGGAACCGTCGAGGTCGCCGCCCTAGATCGGATGCAGATCCTCGCCGACTACACGTTCCTCGCACCCTCCCAACCCCCCACCAGCGCCACCATCATCAGCGAGATCCGGCGCCTAGTCGACGGACGAGTCCCCATCGCCGACGTCGACCAAACGTTGACGGACTCCACCGTCCCCGCCGGGACCATCTACCAAGACGACCGGGTCGCCGCCATCCAAGAACTGGCCCGCACCATCGGCGGCACTCTGGTGGTCGACTCTGACGGGTCGCTGCGGCTGCGGCAGCCCACCCAGTTCGGGGCTGCCCCGGTATGGACCTTCGAGGCCGGCGCTCGTGGCGGCCTCCTGTCCGTGAAAACGTCCATGACCCGCGACGGAGTCATCAACGCCGTCATCGCCACCGGCGAGACCGACACCGACAAAGCCCCCGTGCAGGGCATCGCCTACGACCTCGACCCGTCGTCCCCGACCCGCTGGGATGGACCGTTCGGGCCGGTCCCGCTGCACTACAGCTCGCCCCTACTGACCACCCCAGGGCAGGCCGGGCAAGCCGCGAAAACCCGGCTCAACAACTACAGGCGCGGCAGGGAACGCGAGTTCACCGTTTCGACGGTCCCGAACTTCCTGCTCGAGCTTGACGACCCGGTCCGCGTGATCCTCCCCGACCGGGTCGTCGACGGACGGGTCGTGTCCATCACTCTGCCGCTGAAGCCGGGCCCGATGTCTGTGACGGTCCGGGCACTGGACTCCGCGATCACGACAGTGGAGGTGTGACGTGGCCGTCCGGCTTGAGCAGCTGCTCCGCGACCCTGGCGCGGGTGTGGTCCTGGGGTCCGTGACCACGACACCAGGGAACGGGACGGTGGGTGTGTCGGTGGCCGGCTCGGATCTGGTGCTGCCGCATCTGCGGGGCTACACCCCGGCCATCAACGACTCGGTTGTGATCTTGGCGCAGGGCCGGCGGATGGTGGTCCTTGACGCCTACGTGAATCCCTCGGACCCGGTGGTTCCGCGGACTCCTGCGCCGGCGCCGTCGCAGCCGAAACCGAAGCCGCCAGCCCCGAAGCCGGTGGTGAATGTGACTCAGACGTTTACGGCGAAGGCGACCGGCTGCTTCCGGTCTGGGTCTTGGCGGACGGACACCCGGGCCCCTCATCAGGGCGACTGGAACGGCGCGTACGGGAGGAACACGGGGGCCTGGTTCTACGGGACCCAGATCCGGGCTGCGTTGGCGGGGGCGACCGTCTTGAAGGCGAAGGTGTACATGGTCCGCCTCTCTGGAGGGGTGTACGGGACGGTGTCGCCCACGATCTACACCACCCCTCACGCCTCGCAGCCGTCTGGGTCGCCGACGTTGCAGGGCGGCGGTACCAGCATCGGTGGTCTGGCGGTGAACTCCCGCGGCTGGATCAGTCTGCCGCTGGCGCTCGCTCAAGCTCTCGCGAACGGGTCCGCCTACGGGCTGGCCTGTTTCGTGGCCTCAGACAGCCCCTACGCCGCTTACGCGGCCTTAGCTGATTCCAGGTCGTCCGGCGCTATCCAACTCACTTACAAGAAGGGCTGAGCGTGGCCACCAATGCTTACGGGTTCACGTACCCGATCGAGGACGCCGCCAACGATGTCCCGGTCGATATCAAGGCGGCCGCGGATTCGATCGGCCCGTACTCGAATATGAGGTTCGCGAATGCGGCGGCGCGGGATGCGCTGCTGACGGCGCCGGTTGAGGGGATGCGCTGCTGGTTGCAGGACATCAACCAGTGGTCGTACTACGACGGTCTGGTGTGGCGGCCTGAGTCTGCGTTCGCGATGGCGGCGGGGACGGTGACGGTGGTGGTGACTGCTGCCGCTACTGGGACGGCTACGGTGACGTTCCCTTCGGGTCGGTTCACGGTCGCTCCGATCATCAATATCACGTTGACGGATCCGGCGACTGGGTCCCAGAAGCTGGTGCCGCGGGTGACGTCGCCGACGTCGGGCGGGTTCACGGCGACTGTGTTCACCGGTGACGCATCGACTACGACTGCGACGGTGGTGCTGCATTGGACGGCTGTGCAGATGCTGTCGGCGACGGCGGCGGGCTGAGATGGCGGCGCGGCGGATCTTCTGGAAGGGCGCGTCGTCCGGTGTCATCAACACTGCGACGAACGCGCTGGTGCCGGGCGCGACCGGGACGGTGTGGACCTTGGTGTCCGGTGGGTCGCAGGTCACGGACTTGCAGTACGTCAACGCTGCCGGGGTGTCAACCGGTGCGGTGCCATCTGGTGTGCTGACCGCGGACTCGGCCGGGTTTGTTCCTTCATTCGCTGGCCCACCCGACGACACTGGCCTGTTGTGGGCCGACTTCGGGTTCGGCCGGTACGCGCTGACCGCGTTCGACCCGAAGATGTACGCCGTCCCCGTCAACGGGCACTCCTCGGTGATCCTGCCGGACGTGTCGATCTCCCCGACCCGGTACGACGTGTACAACGCGGCCGGGTCGTTGATCTCGACCCGGAAGGTGTCCGACTTCGCCTCTGGCCTGTGTGCTCCCGCAGCAGTCGCCGACGCGGTCGCGGCGTGCGGGTCCGGCTCCCCCCCGACCCCGACCGGTGGGGCGTACGTCGACCGGCACACGGTGGGCCTGGCGGACGGTGACTACCCGGTGGTCGAGGCTGCTGGCCAGTCCTACGGCATTCCGATCTTCTCGTACTGGTGCAGGGGGCTCGGCCCCATCGGTTGGAGTCCGGCGACCGTGGACCGGGCACTGCCCAGTGATGAACTGGTCGCCGGGCCAGTGTTCCGGTGGATCGGCGGGTCCGGTTCGGCAGGGACCGGGACCGCCACGGAGCCGCAGACGACCACGACCAAGCGGATGATCCAGGTCGGTCAGGCCGCGTCCGGGACCAGGAAGAACGACAACCCTCACGGGTTCGTCATGGGCCCGATTGGCATGGTCTCCACCAACACCATGACCCAGTTTGACTTCCTCCAGATGCATGACTGCAACGATTTCTGGGTCAACGGCACCCAGTTCGCAGGCAACTACGGCGTGGGCAACAGTTGCTTCCGGCCGTACGGGACGCTCGCCCCCGATGACGGGCCGGTCGCTTGGCGCGTCGACAACGTCTTCATGCGGGACGTGTACCGCGGGATCTTCACCCCAGCCGACGCGACCGGCGCCACAGACGGGATGGTCCTGGGGTTCCGAATCCTCGCGTTCCGGTCCGCGGCGATGCGGTTCGAGTCCGGCGGGCACGTCATCAAGGGCTCCCACGAGACCACGTCCACCAGCGCTGGCGGGCTGTACCACATCTATCAGGTCGGTGGTGGGCCGATGCTGATCGAGGGCTGCTACTTCGACACCGTCGCCGCCAGTGCGTCGGCCCGGCATATCCGGTTCGGTGGCGGGCCAGGGTTCGTCGTCGGCTGCCACTTCAAGTCCGCGAACTCGTTGCAGCCGCACATCATCGACTGCTCAAGTACTAACGCGTGGAAGACGTCGATCTTCAACTGCGACTTCCTCGCCAACGGCAACACCTCGTTGACGCACCTGATCGAGTACCCCAACACGGTCAACAACAGCCTGTTCACCACCACCGCCGCCGCAGCAGCTGGCGCCACCGTCGTCGCCGTCTCCGCGACCCCGGTCGCCGTCGTCGCTGGTGACTACGTCACGTTCGCCGGGACCTCAGGGCGCCCGGTGCAGGCCCGGGTCACCACCGGCCAGGCCGCCGGGTTCGCGGGGAACCTCGCCGTCGCCGCCCTGTCCGGTGGGATCGCGTCCGGCGCGTCCGGGACGATGCTCCCCGTCCAATACGGGGGCCTGTCCCTGCACAACGCGTCCCAGGCCACCGCGTTCCTCGCCTACGCCCGGACCGTCGCCGGAACCAGCTTGGACCACCTCGCGCACCACCCGACCCTCGCCTCGCGGGCCTACTCGTGACCCCTGCGGCATACTGCCCGTTGGGGTCAGGGCGGAACCGGGAGCCGCGGTGATGCTCACCAACCTGGCCAGCGTGCTACACGCCGCCGGGCTCAACGTCGTCGAAGAACCAGGATGGCGGACCCGCGGCCACGGCGAGATGACGTCGGTACAGACCGTCGTCTGTCACCACACCGCCGGCCCCGCAACCGGTGAACTGCCGTCGCTGGGGACCGTCCGCGACGGGCGGCCCGGACTGTCCGGTCCGCTGGCGCAGCTCATGCTCGGCCGGTCCGGGACCTGGTACGTCATCGCGGCCGGGCTGTGCTACCACGCGGGCGTCGTCCTGCGGCCCTCCTACGCCAACGAAAACGCCATCGGGGTCGAGGCCGAGGCGACCGGCGTCGACTCGTGGCCGACCCTCCAATACGACTCATACGCGCGGGGCTGCGCGGCGCTGACGAAGGCCTACGGGTTGCGGGTATCCGACGTGCTGGGACACAAGGAAGTGGCCTCGCCGCTCGGCCGCAAGTCCGACCCAAACTTCTCGATGAGCGACTTCCGTTCACGAGTGACCGACTACCTGACCGTGGAGGCTGACGTGCCGATCGACGACGCGGACGTGAAGAAGATCCTGACCAGTCCGATCGACGCCGCCTACACCGACGAGAAGGGCGACAGCATCACGGTCGAGAGGTCCCTGGGTCTGGCCCAGCGCTGGGCGCTGTTCGGCGCACAGGGTGCTGGCCGGGTCGAGAAGGCGGTCGCCGTCCTGAACGCCCAGCTCGCCAAGCAGGGCGGGGAGGTCGTGTCGGTCGGTAACGCCGTCACCGCGCTGACCGCGAAGGTCGACGCACTGCTTGCCCGGCCAGCTGCCGACGTGGACGAGGCAGCCCTGGTTGCGGCACTGACGCAGGCCGGGTTCTCCGCCGAGGCCATCGCCCAGGCCAACCTCGCCGCCGTCCGGGCAGCTCTCGCGCAGTGACACACCCTCAGCTCAAGGTGCGCGTTGAACAACCATGACAACCCGGCCTGAACGGTGCCAGCCGCCGACATCACCCAAGGCGTCGCCGAAGTCGTCTCAGTCCGCGGCGGCATCGCAGGACTCGCGATCGCAGCATGCATGGCCGTGCTAGGCGTCCTCGCCCGCCGCGTCGACCGCGGCGACGCAGCAGCCATGGACGGCCTCCGCGACCTCAACGACCGCCTCGCCCGCGAACGATCCGAGGCGTTCATCCAACGCGGCATCGCCGAGAAAGAGGCCGACGACCTGCGGCTCGAGATGGTCCAGGCCCGGGAGTACGCACGGTCGTTGGAGTTCCGGCTGGGGGTCCCGCACCGGGACTGGACGGTGCAGTGATGGCGCGGGTGTTGGTGCGGCCGTTGGGTGCACCGTTGTCGTCGTGGCTCCTCGTGGCCGCCGCTGGGACTGTCGCTGTGACGGCGGTCGGGATGATCGGGGGCCTGGTCCACGCGCAAGGGTCGATCGCTGAGTTGCGGGCCGCGACCCGGACGAACGAGTCGACGGCGCGGCAGTTGGGTGCGGGGTTAGCGGAGGCGAACCGGCGGTTGGAGGCGGCGGGGGAGGCGCCGGTCCCTGTGCCGCAGGTGTCGATCGTGGCTGGCCCTGCTGGCGCTGCTGGCCTACCGGGGCCGGTGGGCGCGGCCGGCTTGGTTGGTCCGGTG